TATAGACGGTAATAGATCGCGCAACCTAGCGCACGTTAAAAAGCTAACTAAGTCTATGAAGGCTAAGTACTTACTAGCGCCTATTATAGTAAACGAAGACTACGAAATAATAGACGGCCAGCATAGGTATCTAGCGGCTAAAGAATTGGGCTACCCTATACGCTATATAATTGAAGAAGGCTACGGCTTAGCTGAAGTACAAATGTATAACACTACTAGCCGTAAGTGGTCGCCTATTGACTACCTAGATAGCTACTGCGACTACGGCGTAACGGACTACCTTTTTATACGTAAGTTTATGGAAGTTAACCCCGACTACGGCATAAACCCTACGCTTATTATTTTAACCAACCTAGGCGACAATGGCGCAAGCTTGCAAGACTTTAAAGAAGGTAAGATAAAGCTAAACGACGTAGAAACGGCTATGGACCGCGCGCAAAAAGTACGCGACTATAAACCATATTTTAAGCGCTATAATACTGGTAAGTTTGTTCGGCTTATAATTAGGCTACTAAAAACCGACAAGTACGATCATGAGCGAATGGTTAAAAAGCTAGAACTACGCCCTAACGACTTGGATAAGTGCGGGAATGATAACGAATATCTAAACGCCCTAGAAGACGTTTATAACTACTACAGCAAAGAAAAGACTAGCTTTAAGTACTTATGAAGCACGGCAGCTTATTCAGCGGTATAGGTGGCTTTGACTTAGCCGCCGAATGGTTAGGCTGGGAAAATGTATTCCATTGTGAATACGCCGAATTTCCGCGTAAAATATTAAGCTATCATTTTCCTAATTCAATTAGTTACTATGACATTAAAGAAACAGACTTTTCTATTCACAAAGGACAAATCGACGTACTTAGCGGGGGCTTCCCGTGCCAACCATACAGTACGGCGGGGCTTAGACGTGGAAAACAAGACGAACGCCATTTATGGCCCGAAATGCTTAGAGCAATTCGAGAAGTTAAACCGCGGTACGTCGTGGGCGAAAACGTACGCGGCCTTGTTAATTGGGACAATGGCATGGTATTCGACGAAGTCCAGACTGACTTGGAAGCTGAAGGCTACGAAGTCCAAGCGTTTATACTTCCAGCTTGTGGCGTCAACGCCCCGCATAAAAGAGATAGAGTCTTCTTTATTGCTTACACCAACTACCGTAATGACCGACGAACCGCCAGAAAAAATGAGGGAACGCGCAGAGCGGAACGGCTACAAGAACGGCACAAAGTACGGCAGTCTGTTGAGCCAAATAAAGCACAGCGAAAAGCTACTAACTGCCGAACAAAAAAAACAGTACGAAGCGACTGGGGAACCTTCCCAACTGAACCCGCGCTTTGTGGCCGAAATGATGGGCTTTCCCGTGAATTGGACGGTATTACCTTTTCAAAATGGCACAAAGAAAGTATAAAGGCCTACGGTAACGCCGTAGTACCTCAATTAGTATATAATATATTTAAAGCTATAGAAACCCTAGAGAATGAATGACGTAAGACTAAACATAAAACGCGAAGGCGTAACGACTGTAGTATACCTAGACAATACTACACCCCAAGAAACCAGTAAGCTACTACGTGGCGCTATAGATAAAGGCTTCTACCATTTAAACAGCGACGGCGAAGCTATCTATATAGGAAGCGAAGTAATAGACAGTAGCATTTTTATAATCGAAGAACTTTTAGAAGATGATAGTACTATATAAAGGAACGCGCGGAGATAATGTAAAGCAAATCCAAGAAGCGCTAGACATTACGGCGGACGGTATTTTTGGACCGATAACCGAAGTAACCGTAAAGAAATACCAAACAGCCAAGGGCTTATACCCCGACGGCGTAGTAGGGCCGAAGACTTGGACGCTATTAGAAGCCGCTACTACGGATAACAGCGAACATCTAGGCCCAGCGGGGGACGCTGAAGGCTTTATAAAAAAGCACTACTTACCAAAAGGCCAATACCTAGAAGGACCAAGTAAAAAGGAATATATCTTTTTACACCATACGGCGGGCTGGCATAGTCCTTACAAAACTATAGACAACTGGGGACGCGACGACCGCGGCCGCATAGCTACGGAATTCGTAATAGGTGGCCAGGACGTACGCGACGGCGACGACACCTATGACGGCGAAGTAGTGCAATGCATACCGACGGGCGGCTACGCGTGGCACCTAGGTAAAAACGGATCACAACAAATGCACGTAAACAGCGTAGGTATAGAACTTTGTGGCTTTGGCTATATCGTAGACGGTAAAACATACGCGAACCATAGAGCGCACGAAAGCCAAATAGTAGAACTAGCTGAGCCTTTTAAAGGACGCAAGTACCACCATCGTTATAGCGACAAGCAAATAAGCAACCTTAAAAAGCTTTTAGTATTTATAGGCGAACGCGATAATATAGATCTTCGCGAAGGCTTACCGCGTTTAATACGTGAACAAGGATTAAAAGCGTTTGAATGGAACGAAGACGCCTACTACGGACGTATTAAAGGCATACTTTCACACACAAACACCAACAAATGGAAAAGCGACGTACACCCACAGCAAGAACTTATAGATATGTTACTTTCGCTCTAGCCTTATGGTATAGCGTTAGTACCGCCCAGATACATATAAAGCATGACAACCCGCCGAAGTCTACTACTATATACGTTAACCCCGCTTTCTATCCCGTAGACGGCGTAGCGACAAGCGGCTACGGCTGGCGTGGCGGTCGTATGCACCATGGGCTAGACATTGGCTACTGTAATAGAAAGCCCGTTTATTCAACCTGGAACGGTGTAGTAAGATACGCTAAGCGCGGGTATAATGGCGGGTACGGCTACTTAGTTATAGTAGAACACGAACTAGGCTTAGAAACGTACTACGCGCACCTACGCGAAATACTGGTAAGCGAAGGCGACACGGTTACCCCTTTGGTCCCGCTAGGGTTAGTAGGAAGTACGGGTAATAGCCTAGGCCCACACCTACACTATGAATGTCGCTTTTTTGGCCTATCTTTAGATCCTACCAACCTTTTCGGGAAGTCAAAGCTTACCCTTAAACATAACGGCCACAACTACCTACTATATGACTAACACCAAAAAGAAAAAGGAAGCCATGCTAGAAGCTTTAGAAAAGAGCCTAGGCGTGGTTACAAATGCCGCTAAAGCGGCGGGAATACACCGCGACACGCATTACAACTGGCTAAGAAAGGACGAAGAATATAAAGCAAAGGTCGAAGAACTACAAGAAGTAGCGCTAGACTTCGCCGAAAGTAGTCTATACAAGCAAATACGCGACGGTAACGTAACGGCTACTATTTTCTACTTAAAGACAAGGGGCAAAAAGCGCGGGTACGTAGAACGCCAAGAAATAAGCCAAGTAGGCGAAACTAAAATAGTAGTAGAACCACTAAGCGAAAGCGCACTAAAAGCCATAGAAGATATTATAGCGGACGCGTGAAAGTAACTACAGCTTTTAGCAAAATTAGCGACGTAATACAAAAGGAACCGCGGATAGCTATAATACAAGGCGGGACTAGCGCGGGCAAAACGTACGCTATACTACAGTATCTTATATTCAAGGCCGTAAATAACCAGCTAGAAGGGTTAGTAAGCATAGTAAGCGAAAGCTTACCGCACCTAAAGCGCGGCGCTATGCGGGACTTTTTTAAGATCTTACAAGCCGAAGGGCTGTATAGTGTAGCCAGGCATAACAAAAGCGACAATACCTACAGACTAAACGGGACTAGCTTTGAATTCTTTAGCGCTGACAAAGACGACAAACTACGCGGGGCTAGACGCGACTACCTTTACGTAAACGAAGCCAATAATATAACGTATGAAGCATGGTCCGAACTGTTTATACGTACTAGGAATTGGGGCGTAGTAGATTTTAACCCTGTCGCTGAATTCTGGGCGCATACCGAACTACTAGCGCACCCTAAAGAAGCGTTTAGGGAAGCTATAGGCTTCGTCCAACTTAACTATACCCATAACGAAGCGCTAGATAAAAACACAATAGAAAGCATAGAAAGCCGTAAGCATGATCCCGACTGGTGGACCGTTTACGGTTTGGGAAATGTCGGGACCCCTAGCGGCGTTATATTCCCGCCTAGCGTATGGTCTATTCAAGACCTACCCGAAAACGCGCGGTATGTTTGTAGCGGTATGGACTTTGGCGAAAGTAACCCTACTACGCTTATAGATCTTTACCAGTACGACGGTATAGACTACTACGACGAAATACACTACGAAGCGGGCTTTAGGCTTGACAAGCTACAAGCGGTTATACGGTCGGGCGAAGTTAGGCGAATGGTAGTAGCTGACCCTAGCCACGAAACAGTAATAAAACAGCTAGCCCAAAACGGCGTACAAATAATGGGCGTAAAAAAGTTTAGGGGGTCCGTAGACGGCGGTATATCCTTAATGAAGGGAAAGCCTTTTGTAGTTACTAAGCGGTCCTTAAACCTTATTAAGGAATTTCGTAACTACGTTTATGAAAGGACGAAAAGCGGTATAATGCTAGACACGCCAAGAAAGTACTTAGACCACGCAATAGACGCGGCTAGGTATGCTAAGCTTCATAGTAGTAGGTCGTTCGGCGTTAGCTAGTCGTCTAGCGTTTGACCTACCCAGTAAAAGATACCTAAGATCCAAACGGTACAAACCACTATAATAAAAGCGCTATTTATGTCCATTGCTTAAAGATAATAAAAAACCCCGCCGAAGCGGGGGAAACAAAAAAATATCCATCTATATAAAAATAGTACTTATTTCTAAGCGCACCAAACGCCAAAGGCAAATAAACCGCCTAAGACAGCTAGTAAAAGAATAGAAGATAGTACAAGGTTAGTAAAGTCGTTCATAAGTAAATAATTTAATACCCTAAAGGTATAGGACTTTTTGCGCTGGTCGCTATTGCACGTATTGACATAGGTATAGTAGATAGTCTAAAATTATAGACAGCCGCGACTACTACTTAGTATTCTTATTATTATTATTATTCTTATTCTTATTGGTATTACTAATATTGGTAATAGGTTAGTATTACTAGCGTATTACTAGCGTATTACTCTAGTATTACTAGCGTATTACTACAGTATCGACAGCTATAAAAAAGCTTTCGTATATTAGGGCTAAACAAACATAACCCCAACCCATGGCAATAAAAACCCTATTCATTCCATTAGATCAAGCCGAAAGCGTAAGCCAAGTACAAAGCACACGCGACAAGTACGAACGCTACGAAGAAAAGGTAAAGAAATTCGACAGCCGCCAAGTAGACCAGTTTAACGAAGGCACGGGCGTAATAGCTACACTTAACAGCTACCTAAGTCGTTACGACGAAAAATTTAACCCTAACGGCGGCTATAGTCTAGTAAGCGTTACGCCAGTACTAGGGACCGAAGCGGAAAAGGTAGACAAGGACGAACCTATGTTAGGGCTAGTACATACTACGGGCTTTATGGTTATCTTACATAAAGAATAATATATGTCGCTGTCGACCCTAAAAAATAGAATAGAAGCGGGCTTTAGTAGCCAAGGTATAACTAGCTACGGCTATATATGGGCCGAAAGCGAACTAAGTAAGCTAGCTAACCAGTCGCTACCGTACTACGGCGTTATACTACAAACGGCTAACATACCCGACGTACTTAACCCAATGGCTCAGAACTATATACGTTACGAAGTAGTGCTACTAGCGGCGGACAACTTGCACCAAGCGGACCAAGTAGTAACGGCCGCTAACCGCTGGGATTACTGGTTTACTAAGCTAGGCACGCTAGAAAGCCAAACCTTTGGCATATTAGAAGGTATGATCGACTACCCGACCGCGCAAGTAAACGGAACGCTATCTATGCGCCATATACCCTATAGCACCGAACTAAACCTAGTAGCGGTTTACACTACCTTTACTATTGATATAGCTACTAACCTTTGCTTGCATGAGTAGACTAGTAAACATACCACAGCTAAGCTTTCTACTACTGCAAGGCTTAGAAGCTACAATGAAGACTAAGGACCGTAACGCTACGGGGGCTAGCGTTAAAAGCTTATATACTGAGTACAACCCTAGTACGTTCGAACTTGTAGTATACGGCGCGGATCATTGGAAGTATATAGACAAGGGGGTAAAGCCTGGCAACTTACCGCCACTAGGTAGAATTTTAGAATGGTGCGTAGCCCGTGGTATTCCTACGGAACGCGCTAACGCTATACGCTGGGGTATATTCCACAAAGGCGCACCGAAGACAAAAGACGGCCAAAGCATAGACCAAAACAAGCTAAACGTAGTAGACGCTACGCTAAAAGAAATACTACCCGAACTAGCTGAAGAAATACAAAAAACAGCGAAGCAAGACTTCGAAGCAATAATTAACCCACTATGGCAATTACAATAAGCGACCAACCTAACGCCAATACTTGGCATAGTAGCGAATACCCGCTAACCATAAAAGCGACTAGCGACCTAGCTACTGTTAAGTACCTACGTTT